ATGGCCGCAAGAGCAAGCCCGAGAGCCTCGAGGATTGTGCTGATAATGCTCCATCCGTTCTGCCACATATTTACAAATGACGCTATCGCTCCCCCAGCTCCGGCAAGGACCATAGTCACGCCGCCAAATGTTGAAGTGAACAGGCCGCCTATGCTGGATAAGAGTGATGGTATATGACTGAGCGCGCTCCCTATGCCACTGATGAGCCCCGGGATCTTCGTGATAACATTGATAAGCGATCCGGCCAGAGAGATGATATTTCCGACCGCACTGCACAAATTACCGATGATCAAGAGAAGCGGACCGGCTGCCGCAACGATCAACCCGATCTTGACGATCTGGTCCTGTTCCTCATCGCTAAGGCTGTTGAATTTATCGAGAAGCTTCGTGATCCACTCTACAACGGGGATTATTACCCTGCCGAGTGAATCGCCGACGTTTTTCATGAATACATCCCATGAGGCCTTCAATCTCTCGAGCGTACCGCCAAGCCCTGACATCAAGCTGTCTGAAAGTTGCCTCGCATATCCTTCATTATCAAGGATTTTCTGATTGAGTGTATCAAAGGAATCAGCTCCGGCCTCAATGAGAACGAGCCACTTTGACATCTGGTTTTTGCCGAAAATGTTCGCAGCCGCTTCAAGCTTCTCTGATTCTGTCAGATTTTCGAAGCCATTGTGCAGATCCCCGATGACAGTCCGGAAGTCCTTCATGGTCCCGTCATTGTTTTTGACAGTGATACCCATCCGATCAAGCCATGTTTGCGCTTCCTTCGTCGGATCCACGAGACGAGCGACACCTGTCTTGAGTGCTGTCGCACCTTCGGAAGCGTCTATTGAGTGATCTCCGAATATACCCGTGACCGTTGCCAGATCATCGAGATCCCATCCGGCAGTCTTGAAGATAGGTCCCGCTATGGATATAGCATCAAGCAGGCCTGTCGTGGTCGTGTTCGCGGATGCCTGGGCTTTTGCCAGCAGATCAGTTATCTTCGTTGAATCCTTCGCTTCAAGGCCGAATGCTTTGATTGTATTACCAAGTCCGGATGATACCGTATCGAGGTCTGTACCTGTTCCGACGGCAAGAGCCATAGCCGGTTCAAGCAGACTGATCGCATCTTCCGCGTTCCAGCCTTGCCGTGCGAAATTAAGCATAGCATTCGCCGCATCATTGACTTTCAAGGTCGAATTTGATGCCGCTCGCTCTATTGCCGCATCAAGCCTTTTTGCCTGATCTTCAGTCGCGCCCATAGTGGACTTGACCAGCTGCATGGTTTTATCAACTTCTCCGGCTGTTGCGAGAGCTTTCGAGCCTATCGCCGTGAGCGGAACTGTAAGCGTCGCCGTGAGTTTGCTACCAACAGACGTTATTTTTCCGCCTATGTCGTTCAAGGTTGAGCCAACATTCTTGAAGCTATTTCCAAGCTTCGTACCGAATTTGTCCGCATCTCCAATGAGCTTGTTCATTGAAGACATGGCCTTCGATGTATCAATTAAAACGGAACCGTATAGCTTGAATATCTCCATAAGCGTTAACCACCTAATATGTCACGAACACTGGCGAGTATTTCTTCTTCAGTTTGTTCTTTTTCCTGGGATTTATTTTGAAACCGCTGTATATCTCCGAATACTTTCCCCCATCCGACCTGCCTTTTGTAGTCTTCGAAGGATTTGTCAGACATTGAAGTACACCATCTCAGATACAAGCGATCTTCGTTCTTGTTCTTATGCGCAACAAAAAGGATATCCATTCCCTCTTCATATGGGAGGTCTAGGATATCCTTTGCGCCTGCGCCGTATCTCGAATAGAGCAAGTCAAGCGAGTCTAGGCTGACTTGACTGCACTCTCGAAAAAATCAGATAGATTGTTCAGCTCTCCTATCTCTTTGAATAAGTCGATCAGGACATCAAGATCCATGTCGCGGATCTCCGTAGGTTTCATTTCTGCGATGTCACCGATAAGCTCATAGAGCTCTTTTTCAATATTCTCAGAGCCACAAGCTGAACACAACGTCATGATCAGGTCAACTCCGATCTGGCCGGCATCTCCGGCACCGCTTGACTGCGATGCCCGGAGTGTATCGGCAAGTTCATCTTTCGCGCCTGATAATTTGATGATGCGTGCCATCTTGAACACGTCTTTTGTCTTGATTTTTCTCATTTTCTGCCTCCTGTTGTTTGATTATTCCGCTACGAAATCAGCGCGGATCACTACGTTAGCCGTTCCGATCGTGAACTGATTGTCAACGATTGAAACGCCGCCCTTGACGACAGTCCACTTGTCGAACTCATATCCGTCATGAGGCTCAGCTGCAAGGCCTACGACTGTTCCGGTTGCTCCGCTGTCGATTGTAGCAACTGCGTCACCGTGTCCGTCTGTAGTAACCTTTACGCCGTAGAAGCCAGTATCCTTCGGATAGTAGATCTCGAACGGAGGATTCTCAAGGTCATCCTGCTCATAGTGGCCATAGAAGGTCATAGGGATAGAAGCTTCGTTCTTATCCTCAACTGTGAGCGTAAGGCCATCGGTATTGATAGCATTTTTGACCAGAATGATGACGGGCTTGTTTGAACCGGAAAGAGTTCCGACCCATGCTACGTTATCAATGTAATCATTGAGCTCGATAGCCTGGCCAGCCTTGATGATGTCATAGTCATCGCTGGTAGTCGTATCGACATATGAAGCAGCGAGACCATTTGCGATGGTGTTCTTCTTGATCTCGAGCACGGTAGCCTTCAGATAGACTTCCCAGCTGTCAATGATCTCGAGGCCCTTCGCACGGCCTGCAACTCCGTCAACTTCGATCTGACGTACTTCAGGAACTGCGGAAAACTCACCGCCGCCCTTCGTAGCACCGATCAGCTTGCCTGCTGCAACTGCACTGTCGAAAGTATCAGTCGCAGGATCGAAGTTTTTGAAGAATGCGCCAGCGTTAAGCAGTAAGCTCTTCGCTGTTTCGGTTGTAAAACCGGAGTACTTTCTCATTTTTAGTACCTACCTTTCGTAATAGTAAAGTTCAAATTGCTCTCTGATACGCTTTATGTCCTTGTCGTCATCCGGGATGTTCTGCCGGTTGCCATTGAAGACATAAAAAATATCATTGTTGCTGAGTTCATATGTCCCGTGAAGCAGTTTTTCGATGGTATCCATCATCTCTTCTGCCCGGGAGTAATACTTGTGTTTATCCCATACATTGATCTCGAGGATGATCGACTGACGCTCATAGTCTTCGTTCATACGCTGTAATTCAAAGACCGCGTATGGATACTGAGCATTTTGAGGGGCTTCCATGTAGTACGCACCCAGATAATCCTCGAGTTCGTCCTTAAGTAAGCGCACTATCCTCGTCCTCCGTTCCTCGATATTCTCCTTCGCTTATCTTCGCAAGAGCTGCCGCCTCGTTTTCAAGCGAAGAAAGATATTGTGATTCAATTTTCACGATGTTGGCGATGTTTTCCTGCGTCGAAGCCATCAAGATACCCTTTTTCGGCATCTTATTCGTGCCCAGCTCCTGATTTATGCCGTACCAGGTCTCATGAGCTATCCCGATCTGAAGATCCGGAATACCCCACTGGCCTATACTGTTTGTGTGCTTCTCATTTTTTCTTACCCAGAACTGAAAAGCACCCTTACGTGTACCCTTGACACGATGCGTCTTCTTCAGACCACCGCCATGAAGCTTCTGGGCTTTCTTGTTCGCCGTGATAACGACGTATTTTCCAACATCACGCAGAGCCGCTCTGCACAGCTCATTGATCGTATATGAGCAACGATCCACGCTGTCGACGATCTTGAGACCGCTGTCTCCGAACTGTCGCGTAACAGATTTAGGTATCGGCATGACGTACACCTCCATACAAGGTTATCTCAAGCTCATTTGACATCTTCCGGTATGTCCGGAGGACCTTATAACGAACACCATCAACGACGGCATCCTCTTCGTCCTGATAGTCCAGATAGTCTGAAATAACCGCTTTCAGCTGTGGCTTCACGCCGACTGTCTGCGCCTGGTAAAACTCCGCCTGTCCGATAGACATGATCGCGCAAAACAGATCCCGCTTGACCTCTACATCCACCGGATCGCCGTATGCGTCCACTGTTCCGTTCGGTATAGTTTTTATCAACGTAATGATTGAATTGAACATGTTATTCCCTCACGAGAACATAATCGCCGCACAATGCAAGTGAATCACTAAGTTTCTGAAAAGCCTGCTGCAACTGCTCACCCTTGCCGTTGTAGTCGGCCTGGGCTTTGCAATACAGCTCAATGGCTTTGTGAATAAGTTCGTCGTCAACGATCTGACGCTCACCATCAATGACTATGATCCGACCCTCGATATCAGTCTTATAAGGCTGGACCCCCGAGCGATAAAGCTCGAGGGCCGCAGTCTGGATATCTGATGCGAAGGTGATATCAAGCTGGTCGTGACTTATCCTCATCGCAGTTTTTACCTGCTCTAAAAGTTTCATCATAACCGCTCACCTCTCTATACAGTCGAATCCTCAATCGTGATAGTTACGTCAACATCGTTATCCTTTGTGAATTTGAAGGTAAATACTGCATCTCCTTCATCAAGCGTAGCAAGGTACGCCTTTTTGATCGTGATCGTTCCATCCGATACAGCCCAGTTTGCGCCGCCGGACCCTTTCGGAACTTCCGTATCGCCCAGGAATAACTTGCTTACCGTTGCACCGGTGCCACTTGTCGCTGTAAGCACTACGTTTGCATATCCTTCACCTTCGGTGTTTTTATCAAACGTAGCTGTGGTCGGGCTTACAGCGTTCAGGAGTTTTTTACCTGCATCACAACAAGACTGTTGAGATCAACGGGCTTACCATCTACGAGCATGATAGCCTTCTTGATCTGATCGTCTGTATCGTGGTCCTCATACTCCTTGATCGTAACCTGAAGGTTCGTGTTAAGGATGTAATCAGCGAAGTTGTAAATGCAAGCGAAGGGAGTATCACCTGATACGCTTGCTGCGAAGGCAGGAACATAATCAACAAAGTTGACCTTACGTCCGAGAAGAGCTGCTTCAGGTCTTCCATCAACGCCGGCATTGATGCGAGCGATAGGCTGGCCGTTATCATCAACCATTCCCATGAACTGATTGTAGAATGTAGCCTTCTTCATGTACCATTCAGCACCAGCATCATATTCAGCGGGAAGTGCGCCTTCAGCTGCGAGCAGGTTAGCGTATGTAACGCTCTGGCCTTCTGTGATATCGATAGTCTGTCCTGAAGGAACAGTAGACTGAAGGATACCTACAGGCTCGTTATTTGTTGCGCCGGTTCCGTTGAATGCAGCATCTTCAATAGCCTTAACCATAGCGTCAGCTATGTTCCGGGCTACAGTGTTCTCGAAGATCTCAAGCGTTACGTTGTCAACTGCAATCGATACAGCAACTACGCAGCGAAGCTTGTGATAAGCGAATGTGATAGATCCGAGAGCCTTCTTCTGCTTGTCAGAACCACCGCGCTCACTGGTCCATGTAGCTACGGGCTTAGCCGCAGATGTAGGAACGGAAACGCCGCCCTTGTAGAAGGTCTTTGTCAGCTTTGCATAAATGCCGCCGACGTTCTCGAGCTTCTCAACGATCTTGTTGATGATGGTGTTAGGAATAACAGCTCCGACATCACCTGTTACAGTGATAGCGTCACCGTTACTCATGCTGATAGGTGTTCCGTGAAGAACATAGTTCATGAAGCTTTTTCTGTACTCAAGGTCGTTGTCCTGCTCCATGATAGAAGCTACAACTCTGTTGACCTCTCCGTCAGAAATGGGAGCCTTCACTGCGCCGCGCATGGCTGCGAGATCGGCCTGCTTCTGAGCAAAGTCTTCGTATGCGCTGTCAAGAGCATTGATCTCTTCGACCTTTGCGTCATACTGTTCTGTGTTGCCATCCTGAAGAAGCGTCTCAGCATCGTTCAGGAGTGCGTTTCTCTGTGCCATGTAGTCGGCATGATCTTTGAACTTCATTTGTTCAGTCCTCCTTTGAGTTTGAGTAGTGTTAATTGTTTCTGTTTTATCTCTAAATCCTTGAGTTCTTCAGGATTAGAAACCGTTGCCCTGATGCGATCCTTTACTTCGTCAGACAAAATCTGACAGAAGGCATTGTTCAGCGTCCTTTTCTTGTTCTCGCCGATGATCTCATCAATAAAACCGAGCTCTTTAGCTCTCTTTGCGTCCATCCAGGTCTCTTCGTTCATGAGCTTGAGAAGCTCTTTCTCGGACAGGCCCGTCCGGAGCTGGTAAATGTTCGAGACAGAGACATTCGCGTTCTGAAGGATCTCGGATGTCTTATCCATCTCGTTGTAATCGCCATAAGCCCCACATGATACGTTGTGGATCATGTACTGCAAGCCGGGAATGGCTCTGACGGTCTTACCGCCACAAGCGACAATAGTCGCAGCTGATGCCGCCATACCGACGATATCAACCGTGACGTTCCCGCGCTCATGGAGCATGTAATAAATCTCGTTTCCGGCAAAAAGATCGCCACCGCCGGAATTGATCTCAACGGTGACGGGCTTATCGCTTTCAGCGAGTGCTTCTCTGATTTTCTGTGGAGTGGTATTCTCGATACCGAAAAAGTCGTAGATCCATCCGTCATCATTCGAGCAGATGGTTCCTTTTACTTCAATGTTTGGCATTTTTCATCCTTTCTGTTGCACCGGTACAACTTACTCATACATATCCTCGCCTTCGCCCTCTGTCAGATATCCGGTATCTTTTCTCAAGAGCAGAACATCACCGCCCTCGACCGGAGGAAGGTTGAACACATCTCTGACTTCATTCGGGGTCATAATGCCACGATCGACCATGCCACCGAGATACAGCTTCGTCTTCATGGATGCAAAGGTCAGCTTTGAACTGTCAAAGATGATCTCGTTACCGCATCCCCTCTCACGTCTCGAGAAGAGCTTCCGTGTATATTCCCCGGCCATCTGCTGAAGTATGGGCTCAATACACGATTCGTAGTATGAAATCCATTCATCTTCGTTGTATGACGACTGAATGATCTTCCGGTTCGTATTGAAGAACATCAAAACACGCTCTTCCTGTGAGCTGGTCTGTGCTGCATTCGGGACGAAGCTGTCATTCTTGACCTGAACAGCGTCAGCCTTTGCATCAACTGCGGCCACTCCGAGCGAATTGTTCGATATTTGAAGGTAATTTTCAGCGAACTCCGAAGCCTTAACCTTCAGATCCTCATCACGCATAGAAGCCGTGAACTTCAAGAGCCAGCGGATAATATTGCTGTTCTTGATAGCGGCAGCCATGCCCTGGTTCATAGTTCCGACCAGCTCCATGACTTCGGTCAGAGCTTCCGTCGGGTTTTCCCCGAAGATGTCATTAAAAAAGAAATCATCACGGATGTGAATGACTTCTTTGTAGTAAAACTCTGACTGTTTGCCGTTCATGTAATAGAATTTCAAGTACAGCTCGTGGTTTTCGTCGTATTTAGCTTCGACGCTGGTCGCCGGGATCGGATACAGCCCGATCGGGACCCCGAAGCTGTCCCGGATGATCAGAATAAAAGCGTTACCGTTCAAAGCAAGCTGATTTGCGACTTTTTCCTGTAGCATCTGGCCTGTCATGAACTCATTCGGCTCTTCGAGCATAAACCGCGTGTTCACGGAAGGATTGACCAGTATCTTTTTCTCGCCGTTCTTATCGACGGTCTTCCGCAGATGCTTCGCTACGGCTTTACCTATGGCCTTTGTCTTCGGCTTGATGCAGCTCCGGACAAGATCAGACTTGTAGAGCTTGCCGTTCCAGGCATAGAAGCCATTACCACAGTCAACGACCATCTTATAAATCGAGGCTTCTGTTGCATTGTCTTGTTTTCTGCTGAATAATCCCATAATTCTTACCTTCAAATTAGTGATTGATACTCTTCGAGGCTATTTTCATAAATGACATAAGCGTCGAGCAGTCCGGCAAGGCCGTCTATACGGCGTGTCGCCTGATTGCCTTTTGACGGCTGTATATTGTCATTCTTATCAACATCAACATTCGTATTCGCCATGCACCACTTCAGGATCGGATTGTTATTGTAAACGATCCGCTTCTTTGCGATATCGGCCCCGAGTGACTTCATAGGGCTCGAAAGTGTTTTCTTACCCTGGATGACCGGGATCATGACTGTCGCACCGAACCGGCCCTTCATATCCTCGACAAAATAAGTCGCCGACCATGAGTCGTAACCGACCTTGAAGATGTAAATGTCAAGCTCGTTCTGGACTTCCTCGAACCACTCAGCCACGTATTTGTAGTGGACTTTGTTGCCCGGACAGGTCCGGAGCAGGCCCTGATCCATCCACAGGTCATACGGGATCTTATCTTCCTTGACACGCTGTTCAAGAAGATCTTCCGGGAGCCAGTACATCTGAAGTACGTATATGTGGTCATCGTCCGGGACCTGGAATATGACTGTCGCATTTGTGAGGTCGGTCGTGGAACTGAGGTCACAGCCCCCGATTCCGTAACGCGGCTTTAATTCTGCGACATCGAATGTCTCTTTGTTGTCAAGCTGCTCAAATGTCAGCCAGGCTTCTGTCGAAGTCTCGCGGATATTGAACTCCTTACATACAAGGTTTTTGACCAGCTTCGGGTTTTCCTTCGCTTTTTCAACCTTGTCAGCGAGCGTCTGAAGCTTCTTGATAGTTCCGAGGCCGGGGTTTGCCTTCTTCCAGCACTTCGGATCTATCCATTCCTTACGCGCATCGAGCTCGTATATAAAAACAGCCAAGTGCTCATCATGGTATCCGTCCTTGTCGAACAGGCCATTGATGACGCGCTCAGCTTCGTCGTACTTATCGTCATATATATCTTCGCGGATGGTCCCCGCCGTGCTCGTGATATAGACCAGAGCCTGATCACGGGCAGCTGTACCATCAGCCATTATGTTATAGAGTGCCTTGCCGTTCTTCCACTGGTGTATTTCGTCCATGAGACAGCCGTGAACATTCAGACCGTCAAGCGTGTCGCTGTCTGATGCCAGGGGCTTGAACACGCCATCATTGAATAATTCAGATGACAGCTCCGCCACAAGTGGCTTGATCCGACGCAGGAGCACCGGCGACTTGCGGACCATCCTCTTACTCTCAGTCCAGATGATCTTTGCCTGGTCTCTTTTGGTCGCTACCGCATAGACTTCAGGGCCCGGCTCTCCGTCCCCGATCTGAAGGTACAAGCCCACGATAGAAGCCAGGAGTGATTTGCCGTTCTTTTTCCCGACAATCAGTATACTTTCCCGGTACTGTCTGAACCCATTGATGTCAACAAAGCCGAATATACAGGCAAGATGGGCCTTTTCCCACAATTCTAGCCGAACAGGTTTCCCGGCATTCGTACCTTTTGACAATCTACAGTAGTTCTCAGCGAACTCTATAATATGATTAGACCGCGCACTCGAGAAGAAATACTTCCCGTCAGGCTTCTTTATGCGGCCTGCCTGATATTTATACCACTGCTTTACCTTATGCGAGACGACTTCACGGCCGGACTTGATCTCGTTCCAGTACTCAGTGATGGGATCGTAATCAGCCGGATACTTTATCCGTTCCTTCATACTTCAGACCGATTATAAACAAAATCATCGAAGTCGTCTGTGTCCGGCTGCTTCTTTGCTTCGGTTTTCGGGAGCTGGTCGTTCAGGATCTTCATCGCCGCTGTCAGTTTATTCGAGCATTGAAGGTATGACTGTAGAGCTGTGCTCTGTTTCTTGCCGTACTGATCCGGACCATTCTTGTACTCGTCGATCAGACCGGAAATAACCATCTCTTCCCTCAGATCCTGCATCGCGACAGTCAAAAACGCTACATCCTTGATCGTTGCACGTACCAGCTTCTTTTTGTTCTCATCGATATCGCTAAATAGCTTAGTCAGCCGAGTGACCTCCGAGGTTATTCTGGCTTTCTTTTTACTACTTTCGCTTCTTTCCGGCTTTTTGTCCGGTTCCTTTGCTACAGTTTTCTTTGTAGTTGCAGCTTTCGATGTTTTGGTGGGTGTTTTCGCCCTTGTTTTGGCGGTTTTCCGCCTGGTGGTCGTCTTCTTTTCTGCCATTTGACCTACCCCCCTTTATGCACAACTTGCGTATTGAAGAAAGGGCT